TGGTCGCAGAATGGCAACCACTATCAGGAGCCATTGGAGAACTTGCAACCGCATCTGTTACTTGGCCAATTAGTGGAGCAATCACAAAGGCAACTTCATAATGGCTAGAATAGTATTAACTAACGCCTCTGTTACTTTTGCAAGCACAGATATTTCAAGTTATGTAAGTTCAGTAACTTTAAGCACTTCATTAGATGTAGTAGATACAACATCTTTTGGAAATACATCAAGAACCAGAGTTGCTGGATTGGCAGATAATCAAGTAACAATAGAATTTTTCCAAGATTTTGCATCTGGTGCTTTAGAATCTGTTGTTTACAATACGATTGGAACATCGGTTGCAATGGTGGTTAAACCAGTATCAGGAAGTACAACTGCAACAAATCCTTCATACAGTTTTAACGCGTTAGTTTCAGAATGGCAACCACTTTCTGGTGCCGTCGGCGAACTAGCAACAGCAAGTGTTACCTGGCCAATATCAGGTGCAATAACAAAAGCAACATCATAACTAACTAGGGGGAAATCAAATGGATGGATTATCACTAAAGATCAAAACTAACGATGGTGTAGATAGCGTATTTTCATTACGCCCACGCACCATCGTTGCTTTTGAGCAAAAGTTTGGTAAAGGATTGGCAAAACTTTTTGCCGAGGATCAAAAAATGGAGCATATCTACTTTTTGGCTTGGCAATCTTTAAAAGATAATGGCCGAGTTGTAAAACCTTTTGGCCCAGAGTTCTTAGATACACTCGAATCAGTGGAGATGATTTCTGACCCAAATTCAGAATCCACCGAGATAGCCTAACCTTTGCAATTGCAACGGCCTCGGTGGAGTTGGGCATCTCTCCTATTGATTTGATAGATGCCCCTGATGGTGTCTTAGAAGCAATGTTCGCCTATCTAAAGGAAAGAGCAAAGGCAAATAAATATGGCCGATGAAGTTATCGTTTTAACAGGTATCAAAGAAACAATTGATGCGTTAAAAGAATTTGATAAAGCAGCGGCTAGAAAATTTAACAAAGTAATTAATGATGAATTAACTAGGGCAGAACGATCAGCAGATAACTTAGTTATTCAATTTACTAATCCTGTTTATGGAACACCGATGCGCGGCTGGCGTAAAACTCCAGCCGCTAATCCAAGAACTCGCGGTGGCGCAGGCTGGCCAGCCTGGGATGTTAGTGAAATTCAGGCAGGCATTGCCAAAAGCAAAGCGCAAGGTAAAGTTCGCGGCGATTACACTACCAGCGCAGGTGCGTTAGTTAATAAGAGCGCTGCTGGAGCAATCTTTGAAGTTGCAGGCAGGCGTGGCAACGCATCAAGAAATCAATTTATTAGATACTTAAGCAATTCATTTGGCAAAGCCTCTCGCCTTATATGGGCGGTTGTTGATAAAGATAAAGAGGCAATCCAAAGGCGAGTTGCAGCAGCCTTAGAGGATGCTAAAAAAACATTACAAACCAATTTAAATAGTAGGAGATGAGATGGCAACTGGCGCAATTATTGCTCGGATTATCACCCAATACTCCGCTAAAGGTTCAAAGCAGGCTCAAAAAGATATAACAAATCTTGGCAAACAATTTGATAAATTTGCTAAAAGAAGTATAAAAGCATTTGGAGTTGCTGCTGCCGCCTCAGCCGCCTTTGCAACCAAAGTTGGCGTTGATGCGGTTCGTGCCGCTATGGATGATCAAAAGAGCCAAGCACTTCTTGCTTCAACTTTAAGAAATACTGTTGGTGCTACTGATGCCGCTATCGCTAGCACTGAAAAATACATAAGTTTATTACAAAAAGAAGTTTCTGTTTCAGATGATGAACTTCGCCCTGCCCTAGCAACTTTGGCTAGAGCAACTGGAGATGTTACTTCTGCTCAGGCTTTATTAGGTACTGCATTAAATGTTTCTGCTGGTACAGGTAAAGATTTACAAACTGTTTCCTTGGCATTGAGTAAAGCCGTAAATGGGAACCTTGGCGCTCTTACTCGCCTTGGTATTCCACTTGATGCCAATACTATTAAATCAAAAGATTTTAATAAGGCTCTTGGCGTTTTAAATGATACCTTCAAGGATCAGGCTGATGTGCGTGCCAAAACTTTAGAAGGTAGATTAGCGGGCTTAAATATTGCTTATGGCGAAATCCTTGAAACCCTTGGTTATGCTCTTTTGCCTGTGGTTGAAAGATTTGCAGAAGTTGTACAAACTAAAGTTTTGCCTCAATTAGAGGCTTGGATTAATGCAAATAAAGATAAATTAGCCGCTGCTCTTGAAACTATTTTAACAAAAATTCCAGTTTTAATAAATCAAGTTTTTCAATTATTTGATTTTATTCAACGCAATTTAACAACTTTAAAAGTTTTAGGTGCTTTATTAGTTAGCACATTTGCAGCAGCAAAGGTTTATGCTGGTGTTGTTGCATTAGCGGGCGCAATCAATATCTTAACTGCTGCCTTCGGGCGCCAGGCAGCGGCAGCCACCGCAGCAGGTACCGCTACCGCTTTTGCCACAGGTGGAGCCTCAGCCCTAGCCGCAGCAGCGGCTCTAGCAGTATTTGCTACCGCAGCAGCAGTAACCTATAAAACTTTAACTAAGAATAATAAAGAACTTGGTAAAACAGAAAAAACAACAACTTCGATTGCAAAAGACTATGGCAAAGTTGTTGTAAGCACTGGCAAGGTTCTAGGCAATACTGCAAAACTAACTGCTGAGCAAAAGAAACAACTTGCAAGTCAGGAAGCCTTAAATAAATTAAAAGCAATGGGTGTTGTACCCACATCTGAAACTGATCCAATTCAACTTGAGGCAGTTAGATTAAACCTTCTCAAAGAACAAAATCTTGCTCAAAAGGCAATGTATGATCAACTGCTTGCCAATTATGAGGCAACTAATCGTATGAATATTGCAGCGCAACGATACGCTGATATTTTGATGGTTATTTCAGATAGTAAGATTTCTCAAGAGGAAGTTAGCCTACTTGCTAAAAAGTGGAATTTAACTAATTATGAGGTTGTAAAATATATTGCCTCTGTTACTGGCAATATAAACTTGGGTACAGGCTGGGATGCAGCAGGATTGGCCGCAGCCGATGGTTGGAAAAAAGCCTTAGAGCAATTAAATAAATATCTTGAGGCAGTTGGCAAAGAAAACTTTATTGCTAAACAGAATGTGCCTACAATGAAAAATTATGAGGCCATTTTTGCACCTAATATACAACAATTAGCAGCAGCAACTAAAACCATTCTTAGTTTGCAGGAAAAAGTTGCTAATACAAATAAGATTTCTGATACACCATCTGTATCACCATTTGTATCACCATCTGTATCAATGCCAGATTATCAGGCTTATCGTGCTGGTGAGCGTGCCTCAGTAAATGTAACTGTTAATAATGCTGGTAGCACTGTTACCTTATCTGATTTGCAAGAATCAATTAGAACTGGATTGCTGGCTGGGCAAACTTCAGGCAGATCAGTTAATGCTAGAAAACTAGATTTGTAATGCCAGGCACTCCAGTTCTTGGCGTGAGCATTGACTTTGCGAACGGCCCTGCTTTTGGAAATCCACTTTTGCTCGATGATCCAACCACTCCGCTTGGCACTGGTATTTTGGCAGATGCACCAGGTGATGTAATAGATGTTTCAAATATTGCGTTGCAGGTTAGTATTCGCCGAGGTAGAAATCGCATTTTAAATAAATTTGAGGCTGGAACTGCAACAGTAATTTTAGCCGATGATACTGGTGATTGGTCGCCTCAAAATGTTTCCTCTCCCTACTATGGCAAATTATTACCATTGCGTAAGATTCGCATATATGCAGATTATGATGATGGTGGTGGAACTGATCGTTATTATCTTTATTCTGGTTATATTACATCTTACAACAGTACCTATGGTTTAGGCATTGATGAAACCTCTAGGGTAACTTTGCAATGTGTAGATGGTTTTAGATTATTAAATAATATTGGAATTAGTACAGTTTCAGGCGCAGGCTCACCGCAATTATCGGGCGCAAGAATTAATACTCTTTTAGATGTTGTAAGTTGGCCCTCGTCACAGAGGGATGTAAATGCGGGATCAAGTTTACTTCAAGCCGATCCTGGTACCGCTGATAGAGATTTGCTTACCGCAATTCAATTGGTTGAATCCTCAGAGTTTGGCGGATTTTTTATTGATGCTGAAGGTAATGCAACTTTTCTATCAAGAGAAACTGTAAGTCAAAAGGCTGATGAAACTCCAACAGTATTTGCAGATGATGGCTCTGGTATAACCTATCAACAAATTGAATTTGCCAACGATGACACTTTGCTAGTAAATGATGTAACAGTTACTCGCCTAAATGGAACTTCTCAAAATGTTTTTGATCAAACCTCGATAGATACCTACTTTCTGCATTCAGGTAAGAGGGATGGAATTTTGGTTCAAACCGATGCAGAGGCTTTAGATCAGGCTCAAACCCTTTTGGTAGCCCGAAAAGATACAACTGACCGCATAGATTCGATGACTATAAACCTATTAGATTCCTCAGCACCTACGAAAATTGTGGCTGGATTAAGCCTTGAAATATTTGATTTAGTAAATGTAACCAAAACTGTTCCAGGTGGCTCTACAATTACTAAAGAACTATTCGTGCAGGGTGTTCAGCACGATATAACCAATGTAATGTTTAATACAAAAATCCTAACCGCAGAACCTCTAATCCAGGCGTTTATCCTTGATAGCACCACTGATCAAGGCCGCTTGGGTTCTGGTATTCTGAGTTATTAACTAAGGAGCAAAATGGCAAAACAAACCTTCACCACTGGGCAGGTTCTTACCGCAGCCCAGATGACTAGCCTGCAACAAACGGCAATGGGCGGTGGTTCAACAACTGCAAAAACTACTAGTTATGTATTGGTAGCAGCAGATGCAGGTACTACTGTTGCAATGGATGCAGCAGGCTCAACAACAATTACTGTTAATACCA